TTCGCAGATCCTTTCCCATTGTGAGATGTCTCGGCGGGGAAAGTTAAAAAATAAACGACGAGGAGAACAAGATGACGCAGAACTTCAATCTTAAAAAGTTCAACATGGAGATGATCAAAGAACGATGTGGAATGGACTCTCGTAAAAGTCCCATGATCGTGATCATTGGAAAGAAGGATACAGGTAAATCTTTCTTAGCTCGTGATCTTCTGTTTCACGTTCAAGACTCGTTTCCCGCAGGCATGGTGATCTCTCCTACAGAGGCTGTTAACGAGTATTTTCAGGCGTTTGTTCCATCCAAGCTCATCCACGATAAATATGAACCTACGAAGGTGCAGGCGTTTATCAAGCGCCAGTTCGGTGCAAAACAGCGGTTTCTCAAGTCAAAGGCTACAGGACAACCCTTTGATCCGCGTGCGTTTCTGATTCTGGATGACTGTCTGTATGCAGCCAAGGAGTGGATCAACGAGGAGTCTACGCGATTCGTGTTTATGAACGGTCGCCATTTGGACATGATGACGATTATCACCATGCAGTACCCACTTGGTATCACGCCCAACCTCCGTACCAATGTGGATTTTGTCTTCATTCTCCGTGAGAATATCCTAGGTAATCGTCGTAGGATTTACGAGAACTACGCAGGTATGTTTCCTACCTTTGAGATGTTTTGTGATTTCATGGATCAGTGTACAGAAAACTATGAGGGTTTGGTGATTTGCAACAACGTGTCCTCTAATAAACTTGATGACCAGGTCTTTTGGTACAAGGCTTCAGAGCACCCGCCGTTCAGACTTTGCGACCAGTCTTTGTGGGCTGATAACCGACCTTTCCAGTCTGCAATGCTCGCCGCCGACGAGTATAACTCCTCTTCGATGAGGAAGAAGAACGCCCCACCTTCCGTGTGGGTAAAGAAGTCCGGTGGCGAGTAGACTTTCCTCCACTGCCGATCTTCATAGAAGCAACCTGTCTGGATAATATTCCCTCGGTAAAATCATCTGTCATTTGCGAGACCGTTCTCGGCTTGTTTACGGTGATAACAAATAAGTAGAGTCTACTTGATCCTGGATGTATGCGTTTAATAAAGTTCTTGATACTCTCGAGACCCATCGCGCATATCTCATTCTGTGGATCTAGCACACCAACCTTTAGGTACTTATCTCTCGCCAGCACATAGTAATGACCAATCGATCCGTCAACTGGTGCTGTTAAGATAATTGTGCCAAACTCTGGAAAGATACCTAGTCCAACGTTCAGCAATATCTCTTCCGTAAGCTCTAGTCGTTGAAACGTATATACGATTCCACGCGGTGCATTCGCATTAAGATAGTTTTCCCAACTTCTCGTGTATACACCCTCTACAAGCCTAGTCATTTCGTCTGCCTTTGCAGGTGAAACAAGTCCTAATAATTTTGCTGATGCTGCAGCGCAATTCATGGGGTTATAAAGTGGCTGTGATGGAATACGATGATATCCCAGTACATCCTTTCGAATAAGGGGAACTTGAAAAAGAGTAGATGGACCTGGCGTTGGAGGTGTTTCATCTATGTCCACCATCTTGGAAGGATCATCTAGTTCCATATTGTTAGTAGCCATGAATTTACTCGCGATGTGCGCCCTCAGACGGGTGAACGGGAGCCGACGCATCCTCCAGAGCCTTCTTGGCGTCCTCAAGCGCCTTCTCCTCGGCATTAGCCTTCTTGCGACGCTCGTTCTCCTCCTTCTGCTTCTTGATTGACTCCTCACGCTGCTCAGCAAAGAACAACTCCTTGTTGGACTCGTTCTCCTTGTACTTGCGCATCAGCTCGTTGAGCTCCTTCTCGGCATACTCCACCTCCGGCATCAGGTGCTCCGAAGGGTCCCACGGGAGCCAGGCACCAACCTTACCGATGTACAGGTTATCCTTCGGGTAGCGACGCTGGAGAATCTTGGCAAACATCTGTGTCTCCTCCACCGTGGCAAACGCGCGACGAACCTTAACACCGCGGATGTTTGTGCGGAACTCCACCTGGTTGTCAAACATCTCCTGAAGCTCCTTCTCATTCTTAAGGAGGAAGATCTGGTACTGCTCGTGGATGTCCGTCTGCTTCACCTCCTCCTTACGCACGTTCACATACTCCTGTGCATCCTTCAACAGGTCGTCAATCTTGACGGAGTACTTCTTGGACAAAAATGCCATGAAGTTCTCAAGTCCCTTGACCTTCCACTCGTAATCCATCCATGCCACAAACTTCTCAAACATAAACTCCTGCTTCTGCTTGATGATCTTCTCGGGACTAATGAAAGACACCACGCAGTACTTCTGTGTCGGGATCTCAGGGTCCTCATCCAAGTAGTCAATGGGTCCAGACTCATCCATCTTCGGAAGCTCAGTGCGGGGCATTTACCTTTTACCGGGACTTGGACTTAAGTTCTTTATCCGCATAGGCTTTGAAAGACTTGAGAATATCTAGAATATTGTCCTTATCACTGCGACCCTTTGGTGGTGTCAAAGTCATTCGTTCAAAATCGATCAAGTACACTCTTTTGGTAGAGGGATTGAAGACTATATTGTCCATGGAAACGTCATTGTGATACAAACCTGCTGCATTCATTTCATCGATCTCTCCCGATAGTTCTTGTAGCCCTCGTACGATGGAGTTTAGTTCATCCTTGTTCACCGGAACAGGTTCTGGTGCCCAATCGAGTCTACCTTCATATACCTGCTCTAAGTTCGTAAAGTAGTCGGCTAAATTGAACCCTCCAAACTTGGAAAATAGAATCGAGTTTCCCTTTCTTGCACACATCGCCTCTGGATAGATTGCATATGAAGGTCCAAGTTTACGAAGTGGTTCTGTTTTTGTGAACTCTGCTTGAGCTACGTCAGGTTTCATCACTTTAGAAACGTAGTCCCCTTTCGGTTGTTTGGAAGGATCGTCACATTCAAGTGCTGGGTAATATACACGCCCAGACATTCCTTCCCCTATTTTTCCAGCGCCGTGACGTCGAGGCATTATCAAGTGCCAATATATAAAACCGTGATGTAGAATAAATGTACGATATTCTCACAACTGCCTATCTCTTCTTTCTGCTGTGCCCGGGTGTCCTTCTCACATTGGGCACTAGCTCCATGATGGCTGCTGCGATCCACGCAGTTGTCTTCTACGTGATTCTTCAGTATGTGTCCCTATATGTCCCCTGGTGGGCAGTGTGGGTGATTGGCGTGCCGCTCGTAACATACAAGGTGTATTCTGGATCTGTGTAAAAAATATTCGGATCTAAGAACCAAACAAATGTCTGATTCTTCCCAGCCCAAGCCCACCCCTTCTGGAGGCGTTGATATGGCCGACCTCGTGACCCGTCTTGTGAAGTACCTCCTGGAGGGTCTCGCGGTGGCGATTGCCGCGTTCGTTCTCCCCGGTAAGACCCTCAAGGTCGCCGAGGTTGGAATGATTGCCCTCGTTGCAACTGCCACCTTCGCCATCCTAGATATCTATGCGCCCAGCGTGGGTGCCTCTGCTCGCACAGGTGCTGGTTTCGGAATCGGTGCCAACCTGGTTGGATTCCCGCGGGTGTAAATTTACCGATAATATAACTAAATGCCCGATAAAAAACGGAAATCAACGAGGCGTAAGACAAGAAAGACACTAGGTACTATGAAGAAACGTGGTGGCGCTCTCAGTCGAAAGTATATGAATACGATGTACAATACTATGTGGACATTTATGAATCTTGATACGATCACATCTGTTCTAAAGTCTGCCGGATGTAAGGTGAAGGGTACTCATGTGGATGACGTTAACGATGACGAATCTCTTGAAAATCCCTATTTCTGGGGAACCATCTGTCAGAAAGGGCCTCCGGAAGAAGGTCACTATGTGTATATAGATCATGATGGACAAGTATGGGGTACGTATGAGATGAACCTTACAGACGATGCCGATGATGGTATGTGTCATGGAGCTGCAATTGCTGCTGCATTGAATGATTGTGGAGTTGGAGTTGGACCCCTGTATCCTCAGCCAAATGCGGCGCAAAAGAGGGAGAACTATAACACAATCAGGAATACATATATAACAATTATCCGAAATGGCTGGTGGGATAAGGCTCTGAGTAATTACTTCTACTACGATGTGCACTGGATTAATAAAAAGGAAACTCAAGAATCCGCAACCGCATACGCCACACTTACGGCGTAAAAAATTTACGAGCTGAGGGGATCGAACCCTCGCGGCTTTCGCCAACGGATCTTAAGACCGTCTCCTTAACCACTCGGACAAACTCGTTAGACCTTGAGGGCATTCACTAAGTGAGATGCTAACGTTGTGGTCAGCAACGTTCCGTAGTTATTTTGTGTCATCTGCATGGTTCCCAAGGCTACAACACAGACTGGACTGGACGTAGAGACGAGCGTGTATACAATTTCACTGACTGTGTGAGGCACACAAAATGCGTCGTAAACCCGTGAAGCCCCATAGTGAACGATGTAGTTCCCAGCCACAGCTAGAAGACCCTTAGCTACCCCAAATACAATGAGTTCCATTTACCACTTACCTACCTCCAAGAAATAATGGAACCAACTTCCATTTTTCTTGTGCGATACAATGGCCAATGGGTAAAAATCCATTCTAAGCCATTTGAACCTGAGAGAATGACGACCGATGTTGCATGGATCCAGATTAAGGAAGAAGTGGATCCCGAGGAAGCCTATCGCCGGTGGTTTGAAAAACAGCGCAGAATTTCTCGTGTTCTCAAGTAATGCGGACACTCATCACAGTCCTCGCCCTTGCTATTCTCGCCTACCTTGTGTGGCGCCTCTGGAAACCGATGGTGAAAACACCTAAGCGTGAGGTTCCGAAAGATAAAGCGAACTTGTATTTCTTCCACACAGACTGGTGTGGACACTGTCAGAAGGCCATGCCTGAATGGGAGAAGTTAGAAGCAGGTCCGAGCACATTTGGAAACACAACGGTCTCTTTCGTTCGTGTGAATGCCGAGAAGGATCGGCCCACTGCAGATCTTTACCAAGTGGATGCATATCCAACGGTCAAGCTTGAAACATCCACGGCGCTCTACGAGTACAACCGGGCTCCAACGGCAGCTGCACTAACCCAGTTTCTCCGGGAAACGTTTGGAGCAGAAGCGTGAACCCTGTTCAAATCCCTCATCATATAACTGTTGCTTTTGCTCAGGTGTTAACTCTTGCATGAGGGAGATCTT